TTAACATAATATACATAATGCGCACTTAGCTATAGCTACTTTAAGGTCGCCAAGCCACAACGCAAACATGCCACAAACCATTGAAATACTTGATAATCCTAGCCCGTTAAACTTTTTTGCAATCTTCGCCCAAGCTTGTTGAGCTTCGTACGTTTTGGCTTTATCAGCAGCTAAGTACACCAAAACGGATTCTGTATCTGCTCCAATTTCTTTCGCAAGAAAAAGTGCTTCATTTTCAGTTAGATAGCGTTGTCCATTTCTAATTGCGCTAATCTTTTGGCGGCTTAACCCCAAATCATGAGCAATTTGCTTATCTTGAACATAGTTCTTTGCCTTTTTGTAGGCATCTAGCAGTTGATTTGTGTACATAGTCGCACCTCCTGTCTTGATTATTGTATACCCGCAGTCCACAAAATGCGGTCTTTACAGTCCTGAATTTTGTGGCTTATAGTCCACTTAAATCAGGATTTAGACCGCCTTAGCTCTGGGCGTTTGCCCTTGACGCTTACGTCTTGGCTTTGGCGGTCGCTCTCACACTCAACTAGTCAAGGTGGTTGTTATGGTCGTATTAGAAACTGAAGTTCAAAACGTCAACGTTAAAACATTAACGCTCCGTCATTTCGCTGTGTCTCACGTTCCTGCTTTCAAGCTGTGCTACATCACTACAACAGACATCTTTGAAGAAGTCGTTGTTCCTTTCAATCATTTTGGCTACTGCATTAGCACATTCGAAAACAACCAAGAGTCTTTTGGTTATCTCTCGGTTGGTGATTACGAGTTTCGTTTTGAATCTGACGAATATGAAGTTCTATGCCGCTTCCTAGGCACGGCACCTCAAAAAGCAACTGGTTTGGAAGCTTAATTATGGATTCCATTTATTTCGATGATGAACCCCAAATCGGAATCAATGTGTATTTTCCTTGGGGTCACCATTTCTTTAAAAACCAAGCTGAGTTCAACCAGTTTTTACACATCCACTACGGTAACGATGCTTATCAACTGGTTGAAATTACAGACGAAAATTACAACGAATTGCTATTAAAGGGGGTCTTTCATGCAATTTAAAGATGAAACACGCCCAGTCAAAATTGACCACTTGGCTTTTACGTTTAACTACGGTGATTTACGCCATCTTGATAAGTCAAATGACCAAGATTTCATTAACTTGCAGATGCCTGAGTTTCGTCAACCTACTTCTAGCACTCCAGATGCCATTGAAAGCGCAATGGAGCGTCATAAAGACAAGGTTCGTAAAGTGCTCTCGCATCGCTTTGATGAATTCATGTCAAAGATTTTCGGTTTCCGTTTATCGCCTATGCGTGGCCGTGGCTTGCATGGCTATCAAGATTCGATGGTGATTCTTGATAAGACGGGAACCGTTGAATGTGGTTTGGTTGGTATTGGTGGCAACAATGACACGGTATTCGTCCAAATCAACGGTACTGGCTGTACCAAGCTTTTTGATTACACCACGCATAAGAAAATACATTTCTGGTTAGCTACGGTTCTTGGTGTTACTCGCCTCGCCCGTCTTGACTTGGCTGTCGATGATTACACGGGAGTTTTTGACTGTGGCTATGCAGAAATATGTTTTTACAACGGTGCGTTTCGTACGGCTAAGCGTGGTCGTGGTCCCTCAATGGTTCCACATAAGCGCATTACTGAATCTGGTGAGCTAATGGAAGAAGCAACGATAGTAGGTTCACGTTCTTCAACCGTTTATTGGCGCATTTACAACAAAAAGTTGGAGCAAAAAATTACTGACCCTGAGGTCATTTGGTATCGAAATGAAGTTGAACTGAAAAAGTGCGACGTCGATATGCTCGCCTCTCCTGCTTCGGCTTTTGCTGGTCTTTGTGATTTTGCCGCCAGTATTGAACCGTCTGAACCAGTCAAGTTTTCCAAGAATAAAAAGGCTCAAGGTTTGGAGTTTTTCTCTCGTATCGCTTGGGCTCGTCGCCAATGCGGTAAAGCGTTATCTGAGGTCATTGCGATGACTGAGGGCGACTTAGGGGAAGCGTTTGGAATGCTTATTCCTGAAAAATACAGACGAACGAATTTTAACGAGCTAGGCGTACCGGACGCTTACGCTCATCTCAAATCCTTAACTTTGGAGAGTCAAGGCTATGCCAACAATTACAGCAGTAGTTATTAAGAAGTTCCCGAAATCGGGTATGGAGTTCGCGGAGCTTTCAGTTCTTCGAGCGGTTGAAGAAGTTGACGTTGAGAAGTTTCAACAGCGTGGTATCGGTTTAAACACTGATATTCCTTTTAACAAACAACCAATTCGCATCAATCTGGACTATGCAAACCAGTTAATCAACACCAAAGCTTTTGTTCCTAATCGCGAATACGAACTTCGCTTTGATGTGAATATTGATGACCCTCTTGATATTCAAGTTAAGGAGCTCATTCCGCTTGATGACGATATTAAAAAACACTTTCAAGCGAGCCTTAAATAATTATGACTCTCTCAGTCTGTGCGGAAATCCTCACTGATGGAACGATTAAAGCTTTCCCCTACGAGCCGTTAGCTAATTGCACGTTCGTAGTGGTGAGCAATGACGACTATCAGTTGATGGCGACTCGCGCGAACTTGGAGTTTGATATTGATGCAGCATTTTACGCTGAGATAACAGGTTATTTGCTGCTCTCATTTGTGTCCGGTCATGTGCTCGGACGAATCGTTAAAGGGCTTGGTAAAGCCTAATCCTGTAAAACCTTTTGGAGATATTCCTATGAAAAAACTATCTGTTCTTTTGGCTACTGCGGTAGCTTCTGGCTCTACTTTCGCTGCTGATCACTCTGCGGCTATCGGTACGGCTGTTACTGAAGGTCAAGCAAACTACACGCTAGTTGTGGTTGGTCTGATTGGTCTAGCGGCTATCGGCTTTGGTCTTCGTATGATGATTGGCGCGATGCGTTCGTAATCACTATGCAAGAGACGTTAACCGCCATACTCACCCTATTTTTCGCTCTCTCGATGTTCGGTGGATTCGTTGGGGGTTTTAAGTCTGGTATTAACGCCTCCTAGTGGGGCGTTATTTTTTTATAAGGAATACAAATGAGTATTAAACAAAGCATTGCGTCACTGGTTATTTTGCTGAGTGTTTCGTTTAATGCTTACGCTGAGGTCTTGTATAAGGTCGTCAATGTCCAGTGGGGTGGTGCGCCTATTAGTGCAGGTTCTATTTATTCGGAGTCTCATTTGCTTGGTTTGACTTGGGATGACTTTGGGGATTGTTCGATTTACTTTAGCGATTTTCGTTGTCGTAGGCCTGGTTCTAGTAATAATACTTTGATTGCAAAGATTAGTAATTACTCTTGCCCATTGGGTCAGCAATTCAATCCAGAAACTGGTACCTGTGAGGAGCCTAAGCCTCCTTACTGTAGTCGTCCTGAGACGATTAACGAAATGAATAATTTTAAGGATTCATGCTTTGATAAGGGGAATGGTTGGGCTCCTGAGATTTCATGTAGTGATGCCACTGAGTCCTTAACAATGTCTTGCAATCCTCCATCTCCTGAGTCTTGTGAGCCGGGTTCCCCTTCATTTCCTGCTTGTTTGAATGAGGAAAATAAATGCGATGAAACACATCCTGATTGGAATCCAGAATATGGAATGTGTTGTTCACCTGAGAATAATTGGTGCGACGTCCCTCCCCCTGAGTCTTGCACTATCTTCTCTCCCAATTGGCCTGAATGTTCGGGTGATACCGATATTGACCCTCCATCGGGTGGTGATTTAGGCGACCCTGACAAACCAGACGGTGGTGGTTCTGGTGGTACTGACTCTGATAAACCTGAACCGGATGTTGATAATACTAGTGACACTCTAGCGGCTATTAAGGCGATGAATAAGGATGTGAACTCTCAGCTAACTGGTATTAATAACGACATGAACAAAAACCAAGCTGAAACAAAATCCGCTCTTGATGCTCTCAAGGCTTCCGTTGATTTAAATACCGATACGGTTGTCGATAATGCAAACCATGTGGCTAACGCTATTAAAGGACAGTCTGATATGTTGTCTGGTATTGGTAATAAAACCAACGGCTTGCTTACGTCTGCAAACAACCTTTTAAACAACGGCTTTGGTCAGCTATCCAATGACCTTGGTGATTTGGAATCAACCAACCAAAAGGGCTTTGGTGATGTGGTCGATGCTATTGAGGGATTAGGTAAACCTATGGTTGACGGTGGCGGTGGTGGTGCCGTTGTTCCCCTTTATTCGGCTACCCAATTACACAACTTAAACGCTGAAATTACTGTCCTTAAAAATGAGTATAAGGATTTGCTAAACCAGTACCGCGCTTACTTCAATTTTACGTCGGATGTAAACGGTGGTGACTACAACGCTCATAACATTGAACTAACGGTTCGCGGTAATGTAGTTCGTCAACAAAATGCAGTTATGGCAGCGTTACAGGATAACGCCGGAATCATCGGGGCGGTGGTTTTGTTTGTATTTGGCCTGCTAGGGATAAGAGCAATCGGAGGGGCTTTCTAATGTATGAGTTTTTTCAGTACATCACCAACATGGGTGAGACCATTCTTAACTATTTCAGTAACGCAGGTAGCTATTTTGATGCGGCTTTTGTGTGGCTTCAAGCATGGTGGATAAAAATGAAATTCATGGTGATGATTGAGTTTCTGCGTATTTCTTATTTGGTGGCGACAACATTATTAGATGAGATTGGTTTTAGCTCCCTATTTTCTGATTTGTTTAACTTGCTCCCCTCTGAGCTTCGTTACTGGGGGATATTATTTAAAGTGCCTGATGGGATGGCTATTTATGCCAATTGCGCCACTACTGCACTTGTAATGAGAATGTCGAGGTAACAACAATGGCAATTAGTATTAGAACGGGTGGCAATGGCTCTTATAAATCCGCTTACACGGCGTGGTTTGTTATTCTCCCTGCTCTCAAGGCTGGTCGTGTGGTTGTGACCAACTTTGAGGGTATGCAGCCCTTAGAAGAAATTGAAAAGCGCTTGAATATTAAATTCCCTTCATCTGCTAAGTTGATTCGTATTTTCTCGCGCTCTGAAATTGGTATTGAACTCTGGCAGCATTTCTTCTGTTGGTGCCCTCTTAACGCTCTCATTGTTATTGATGAGTGTCAGGATATCTTTTCTAAAAACATCGGCTTCGATGGTCGAAAAATTAAATACCGCCCTTTAGAAGAATTTCTTCCAAACCTACCTAAAGGTTATAAGGAGTTTTTCGATTCTCGCCACGTTCCTGTGGATTTGAGTACGTTGCAATCGTGCGAGATAGACGATTTAGGCGTGGCTGAATACGACGAAAATGGTCGCATAATCTACCCGTTAACTTATAACGAGGGCTTTATGCGTCATCGAAAATACAACTGGGATATTGAGTTGCTCTCTCCCGACTGGCAGCAGATAGATAGCTCAATCAAGGCGTGTGCTGAGCAAGCTTTCTTTCATAAAAATAGGGATGGTTTTTTCTTTGCTAAGCGCAAACCGTGGATATACAAACACCCTACTAATGTGACTAAACCAGTCATTCCGCAAAAGAAAGACGCAAACCTATTCCCTCAAAAAATCCCTTTGGAAGCGCATCTACTTTATAAGTCTACGGGTACGGGTGCTGCTACTAAATCAGGTGGCTTGAATACGCTGTTTCGCTCTCCGAAATTCTTTCTAGCCTTGTTCTTAATGATTGCTTGTCCGGTGTATTTTATTTATGGCGCTATGGATTTACTTACTGAAGATGAAAGTCAGGTTTCAACAGATGAACTTGAGACGAAAACTAACAGCCAAAATTTGGAATCTGTTCCGGCTGGACGGGCTTCGACGTCTACTAAAGGGGATTCTGTTTTACCTAGCGGTGGGGCTGCTAATTCGAGTAGTCAGCAAGGCGGCTCTCCTTTTGTTCCTGTAACGGATGTTCTCTATTTTGAGGGGCTTCAATCTGCCTATCTGTCTGGTTTCCATAAGAAGACGATCATTAAACAGAAAAACGGAATCAACCTGAGAACGGCTAACTTTGATGTGGTGATTAACGCCTATACCGACGATGGGCTTTATTCCATCAATAAACGTTATCTGGAAGCTGTGGATGTTCAATTTGAGCTATTGGACGAATGCTTAATGGTTCTCAAACAAGGCGAGCTTAAAAGCCTGATAACGTGCGAACCATCCACTAATGACCGTGGTGGTCGTGATTCAGATTCGATTGAGACAGATGTCGCCAGTATTGGCTCTCTACGAGGTCAAGCGATGAGTGAAAACTCTTTTTTGATGTGAGGTTTTGATGTGGTTTGTTGATACTGTGCGTGAAATTTATGTTTTGGTTTTATCTTGCTGTGGTGTGATTATGTTTGCGCTTTTATTTGGTGGTTCTAATGAATGATGAATATGTAACGGTAAATGATTTTGTCGCTGCTCTTGAGCTTATGAATGATGTCTATCTTTTTGATATGTTGCTGGGTGGATTGATTGGTGGCGTTATGGGAAGTTTTTTTACCATTCTATTACTTTCGAGTTGGCCCCGCAGGGATAAGGAGTTGCGGAGCGACGACGGGGCACCAAGCCGCCCACTTAACTAAAGATAGCCTCCCCACTTAATCGGCGCGGTTAGCAACCCAAACTCACTTGGGTTCTGCCGCCCTCCTTTCCTGCTAGACCATTCAAAACGCCCAGGGCACTCCCAAGTGTCGGCTCTATCTCATCTTTCCCATAGTTCTCTAAATCAATCGAGTGTCGAGATTGATTTTCCTATTTGGCGGTTGCCCGACAATAAGTGACGACGACGAAGACTGAGGAGGAGGAGCGCAGCGGAGGGCAAACCCCCGTTCTGTATCACGGGGGTAAATTCCCCCGTAACTTAAGGCCTTGCACTGACCTAGACTACCTGCAATCGTAGCGCGCCAGTGTTTGAGCGTTAGCGAGTTATAACCCGCATTCTCTCCATAACTTTGTATAAACCTTCTTACTTCCGGCTAGGGAAAAAGTCACCCTACGTTTTCCATTAAAGAAGCTCACCTCGACTGATTTACCACTTACAATTTGCTGAAATAGTTCTTTTGGCGGGTTCCTTGAATAATACATGTCGTCATATTCTTTAGAACCTCCTTTGATCGAGATACTATTTCCTCCATCTACTTTTAACTGTATGTTTGAAACTCCATGCCAAGAGTAAAAGCTAGGATGTTTCAACCCTATCATGGAGAAAGCTTTCTTATCTGTTCCAATGCCACAACCTATGTGAAATTGTGCTCTGTCACTTATCGTATATTCAGTTTTGAAATATGACCCACTTGCTGAACTCTGACCTGATGTGCCACTAAATCCTGCATAGCAAGGCGTAGATAAACTCACCGCTAGTAATAGTATTTTTTTCATTTATAAGCCCTTGACGCTTGTTATATGAAATTTATTGCCTTTTAAGTCCGGCTATACATCTAGCATATTTAACGAGTCTTGTAAGCGTTTCTGTGTCACTAGGTGATTGAATTTCAAGTAAAGCTATTCCAGTTAGGATCTCTTGAGGTGTAACTAGTTGTCCTGTGGGTAGTTCAAGCGTGTCTTTATGCATTTTGAAATTTTCCCAAGCTTCTGAGGTGGCTAGTTCCCTCCCCTTGGTCATTCTCATCAGTCGTTTGCATTCAGGTGGTATGGGCTTTCCTGAATCCCATAATTTGACCACCCTCACACTTTTAAAACATAGTTTTGCTGCTTCTTCTACGCTTAAACCACACTCAAATTCACGAAAAACGTAATTCTTGCTCATTTTTCGAAAGTTCGTCATATATACCCTGATAATCAAAAGGGTGTATATGTAATTGATATGAAACATTATTCAACATAACGTCGCATAATGCGCACTTAGCTATAGCTACTTTAAGGTCGCCAAGCCACAACGCAAACATGCCACAAACCATTGAAATACTTGATAATCCTAGCCCGTTAAACTTTTTTGCAATCTTCGCCCAAGCTTGTTGAGCTTCGTACGTTTTGGCTTTATCAGCAGCTAAGTACACCAAAACGGATTCTGTATCTGCTCCAATTTCTTTCGCAAGAAAAAGTGCTTCATTTTCAGTTAGATAGCGTTGTCCATTTCTAATTGCGCTAATCTTTTGGCGGCTTAACCCCAAATCATGAGCAATTTGCTTATCTTGAACATAGTTCTTTGCCTTTTTGTAGGCATCTAGCAGTTGATTTGTGTACATAGTCGCACCTCCTGTCTTGATTATTGTATACCCGCAGTCCACAAAATGCGGTCTTTACAGTCCTGAATTTTGTGGCTTATAGTCCACTTAAATCAGGATTTAGACCGCCTTAGCTCTGGGCGTTTGCCCTTGACGCTTACGTCTTGGCTTTGGCGGTCGCTCTCACACTCAACTAGTCAAGGTGGTTGTTATGGTCGTATTAGAAACTGAAGTTCAAAACGTCAACGTTAAAACATTAACGCTCCGTCATTTCGCTGTGTCTCACGTTCCTGCTTTCAAGCTGTACTACATCACTACAACAGACAGCTTTGAAGAAGTCGTTGTTCCTTTCAATCATTTTGGCTACTGCATTAGCACATTCGAAAACAACCAAGAGTCTTTTGGTTATCTCTCGGTTGGTGATTACGAGTTTCGTTTTGAATCTGACGAATATGAAGTTCTATGCCGCTTCCTAGGCACGGCACCTCAAAAAGCAACTGGTTTGGAAGCTTAATTATGGATTCCATTTATTTCGATGATGAACCCCAAATCGGAATCAATGTGTATTTTCCTTGGGGTCACCATTTCTTTAAAAACCAAGCTGAGTTCAACCAGTTTTTACACATCCACTACGGTAACGATGCTTATCAACTGGTTGAAATTACAGACGAAAATTACAACGAATTGCTATTAAAGGGGGTCTTTCATGCAATTTAAAGATGAAACACGCCCAGTCAAAATTGACCACTTGGCTTTTACGTTTAACTACGGTGATTTACGCCATCTTGATAAGTCAAATGACCAAGATTTCATTAACTTGCAGATGCCTGAGTTTCGTCAACCTACTTCTAGCACTCCAGATGCCATTGAAAGCGCAATGGAGCGTCATAAAGACAAGGTTCGTAAAGTGCTCTCGCATCGCTTTGATGAATTCATGTCAAAGATTTTCGGTTTCCGTTTATCGCCTATGCGTGGCCGTGGCTTGCATGGCTATCAAGATTCGATGGTGATTCTTGATAAGACGGGAACCGTTGAATGTGGTTTGGTTGGTATTGGTGGCAACAATGACACGGTATTCGTCCAAATCAACGGTACTGGCTGTACCAAGCTTTTTGATTACACCACGCATAAGAAAATACATTTCTGGTTAGCTACGGTTCTTGGTGTTACTCGCCTCGCCCGTCTTGACTTGGCTGTCGATGATTACACGGGAGTTTTTGACTGTGGCTATGCAGAAATATGTTTTTACAACGGTGCGTTTCGTACGGCTAAGCGTGGTCGTGGTCCCTCAATGGTTCCACATAAGCGCATTACTGAATCTGGTGAGCTAATGGAAGAAGCAACGATAGTAGGTTCACGTTCTTCAACCGTTTATTGGCGCATTTACAACAAAAAGTTGGAGCAAAAAATTACTGACCCTGAGGTCATTTGGTATCGAAATGAAGTTGAACTGAAAAAGTGCGACGTCGATATGCTCGCCTCTCCTGCTTCGGCTTTTGCTGGTCTTTGTGATTTTGCCGCCAGTATTGAACCGTCTGAACCAGTCAAGTTTTCCAAGAATAAAAAGGCTCAAGGTTTGGAGTTTTTCTCTCGTATCGCTTGGGCTCGTCGCCAATGCGGTAAAGCGTTATCTGAGGTCATTGCGATGACTGAGGGCGACTTAGGGGAAGCGTTTGGAATGCTTATTCCTGAAAAATACAGACGAACGAATTTTAACGAGCTAGGCGTACCGGACGCTTACGCTCATCTCAAATCCTTAACTTTGGAGAGTCAAGGCTATGCCAACAATTACAGCAGTAGTTATTAAGAAGTTCCCGAAATCGGGTATGGAGTTCGCGGAGCTTTCAGTTCTTCGAGCGGTTGAAGAAGTTGACGTTGAGAAGTTTCAACAGCGTGGTATCGGTTTAAACACTGATATTCCTTTTAACAAACAACCAATTCGCATCAATCTGGACTATGCAAACCAGTTAATCAACACCAAAGCTTTTGTTCCTAATCGCGAATACGAACTTCGCTTTGATGTGAATATTGATGACCCTCTTGATATTCAAGTTAAGGAGCTCATTCCGCTTGATGACGATATTAAAAAACACTTTCAAGCGAGCCTTAAATAATTATGACTCTCTCAGTCTGTGCGGAAATCCTCACTGATGGAACGATTAAAGCTTTCCCCTACGAGCCGTTAGCTAATTGCACGTTCGTAGTGGTGAGCAATGACGACTATCAGTTGATGGCGACTCGCGCGAACTTGGAGTTTGATATTGATGCAGCATTTTACGCTGAGATAACAGGTTATTTGCTGCTCTCATTTGTGTCCGGTCATGTGCTCGGACGAATCGTTAAAGGGCTTGGTAAAGCCTAATCCTGTAAAACCTTTTGGAGATATTCCTATGAAAAAACTATCTGTTCTTTTGGCTACTGCGGTAGCTTCTGGCTCTACTTTCGCTGCTGATCACTCTGCGGCTATCGGTACGGCTGTTACTGAAGGTCAAGCAAACTACACGCTAGTTGTGGTTGGTCTGATTGGTCTAGCGGCTATCGGCTTTGGTCTTCGTATGATGATTGGCGCGATGCGTTCGTAATCACTATGCAAGAGACGTTAACCGCCATACTCACCCTATTTTTCGCTCTCTCGATGTTCGGTGGATTCGTTGGGGGTTTTAAGTCTGGTATTAACGCCTCCTAGTGGGGCGTTATTTTTTTATAAGGAATACAAATGAGTATTAAACAAAGCATTGCGTCACTGGTTATTTTGCTGAGTGTTTCGTTTAATGCTTACGCTGAGGTCTTGTATAAGGTCGTCAATGTCCAGTGGGGTGGTGCGCCTATTAGTGCAGGTTCTATTTATTCGGAGTCTCATTTGCTTGGTTTGACTTGGGATGACTTTGGGGATTGTTCGATTTACTTTAGCGATTTTCGTTGTCGTAGGCCTGGTTCTAGTAATAATACTTTGATTGCAAAGATTAGTAATTACTCTTGCCCATTGGGTCAGCAATTCAATCCAGAAACTGGTACCTGTGAGGAGCCTAAGCCTCCTTACTGTAGTCGTCCTGAGACGATTAACGAAATGAATAATTTTAAGGATTCATGCTTTGATAAGGGGAATGGTTGGGCTCCTGAGATTTCATGTAGTGATGCCACTGAGTCCTTAACAATGTCTTGCAATCCTCCATCTCCTGAGTCTTGTGAGCCGGGTTCCCCTTCATTTCCTGCTTGTTTGAATGAGGAAAATAAATGCGATGAAACACATCCTGATTGGAATCCAGAATATGGAATGTGTTGTTCACCTGAGAATAATTGGTGCGACGTCCCTCCCCCTGAGTCTTGCACTATCTTCTCTCCCAATTGGCCTGAATGTTCGGGTGATACCGATATTGACCCTCCATCGGGTGGTGATTTAGGCGACCCTGACAAACCAGACGGTGGTGGTTCTGGTGGTACTGACTCTGATAAACCTGAACCGGATGTTGATAATACTAGTGACACTCTAGCGGCTATTAAGGCGATGAATAAGGATGTGAACTCTCAGCTAACTGGTATTAATAACGACATGAACAAAAACCAAGCTGAAACAAAATCCGCTCTTGATGCTCTCAAGGCTTCCGTTGATTTAAATACCGATACGGTTGTCGATAATGCAAACCATGTGGCTAACGCTATTAAAGGACAGTCTGATATGTTGTCTGGTATTGGTAATAAAACCAACGGCTTGCTTACGTCTGCAAACAACCTTTTAAACAACGGCTTTGGTCAGCTATCCAATGACCTTGGTGATTTGGAATCAACCAACCAAAAGGGCTTTGGTGATGTGGTCGATGCTATTGAGGGATTAGGTAAACCTATGGTTGACGGTGGCGGTGGTGGTGCCGTTGTTCCCCTTTATTCGGCTACCCAATTACACAACTTAAACGCTGAAATTACTGTCCTTAAAAATGAGTATAAGGATTTGCTAAACCAGTACCGCGCTTACTTCAATTTTACGTCGGATGTAAACGGTGGTGACTACAACGCTCATAACATTGAACTAACGGTTCGCGGTAATGTAGTTCGTCAACAAAATGCAGTTATGGCAGCGTTACAGGATAACGCCGGAATCATCGGGGCGGTGGTTTTGTTTGTATTTGGCCTGCTAGGGATAAGAGCAATCGGAGGGGCTTTCTAATGTATGAGTTTTTTCAGTACATCACCAACATGGGTGAGACCATTCTTAACTATTTCAGTAACGCAGGTAGCTATTTTGATGCGGCTTTTGTGTGGCTTCAAGCATGGTGGATAAAAATGAAATTCATGGTGATGATTGAGTTTCTGCGTATTTCTTATTTGGTGGCGACAACATTATTAGATGAGATTGGTTTTAGCTCCCTATTTTCTGATTTGTTTAACTTGCTCCCCTCTGAGCTTCGTTACTGGGGGATATTATTTAAAGTGCCTGATGGGATGGCTATTTATGCCAATTGCGCCACTACTGCACTTGTAATGAGAATGTCGAGGTAACAACAATGGCAATTAGTATTAGAACGGGTGGCAATGGCTCTTATAAATCCGCTTACACGGCGTGGTTTGTTATTCTCCCTGCTCTCAAGGCTGGTCGTGTGGTTGTGACCAACTTTGAGGGTATGCAGCCCTTAGAAGAAATTGAAAAGCGCTTGAATATTAAATTCCCTTCATCTGCTAAGTTGATTCGTATTTTCTCGCGCTCTGAAATTGGTATTGAACTCTGGCAGCATTTCTTCTGTTGGTGCCCTCTTAACGCTCTCATTGTTATTGATGAGTGTCAGGATATCTTTTCTAAAAACATCGGCTTCGATGGTCGAAAAATTAAATACCGCCCTTTAGAAGAATTTCTTCCAAACCTACCTAAAGGTTATAAGGAGTTTTTCGATTCTCGCCACGTTCCTGTGGATTTGAGTACGTTGCAATCGTGCGAGATAGACGATTTAGGCGTGGCTGAATACGACGAAAATGGTCGCATAATCTACCCGTTAACTTATAACGAGGGCTTTATGCGTCATCGAAAATACAACTGGGATATTGAGTTGCTCTCTCCCGACTGGCAGCAGATAGATAGCTCAATCAAGGCGTGTGCTGAGCAAGCTTTCTTTCATAAAAATAGGGATGGTTTTTTCTTTGCTAAGCGCAAACCGTGGATATACAAACACCCTACTAATGTGACTAAACCAGTCATTCCGCAAAAGAAAGACGCAAACCTATTCCCTCAAAAAATCCCTTTGGAAGCGCATCTACTTTATAAGTCTACGGGTACGGGTGCTGCTACTAAATCAGGTGGCTTGAATACGCTGTTTCGCTCTCCGAAATTCTTTCTAGCCTTGTTCTTAATGATTGCTTGTCCGGTGTATTTTATTTATGGCGCTATGGATTTACTTACTGAAGATGAAAGTCAGGTTTCAACAGATGAACTTGAGACGAAAACTAACAGCCAAAATTTGGAATCTGTTCCGGCTGGACGGGCTTCGACGTCTACTAAAGGGGATTCTGTTTTACCTAGCGGTGGGGCTGCTAATTCGAGTAGTCAGCAAGGCGGCTCTCCTTTTGTTCCTGTAACGGATGTTCTCTATTTTGAGGGGCTTCAATCTGCCTATCTGTCTGGTTTCCATAAGAAGACGATCATTAAACAGAAAAACGGAATCAACCTGAGAACGGCTAACTTTGATGTGGTGATTAACGCCTATACCGACGATGGGCTTTATTCCATCAATAAACGTTATCTGGAAGCTGTGGATGTTCAATTTGAGCTATTGGACGAATGCTTAATGGTTCTCAAACAAGGCGAGCTTAAAAGCCTGATAACGTGCGAACCATCCACTAATGACCGTGGTGGTCGTGATTCAGATTCGATTGAGACAGATGTCGCCAGTATTGGCTCTCTACGAGGTCAAGCGATGAGTGAAAACTCTTTTTTGATGTGAGGTTTTGATGTGGTTTGTTGATACTGTGCGTGAAATTTATGTTTTGGTTTTATCTTGCTGTGGTGTGATTATGTTTGCGCTTTTATTTGGTGGTTCTAATGAATGATGAATATGTAACGGTAAATGATTTTGTCGCTGCTCTTGAGCTTATGAATGATGTCTATCTTTTTGATATGTTGCTGGGTGGATTGATTGGTGGCGTTATGGGAAGTTTTTTTACCATTCTATTACTTTCGAGTTGGCCCCGCAGGGATAAGGAGTTGCGGAGCGACGACGGGGCACCAAGCCGCCCACTTAACTAAAGATAGCCTCCCCACTTAATCGGCGCGGTTAGCAACCCAAACTCACTTGGGTTCTGCCGCCCTCCTTTCCTGCTAGACCATTCAAAACGCCCAGGGCACTCCCAAGTGTCGGCTCTATCTCATCTTTCCCATAGTTCTCTAAATCAATCGAGTGTCGAGATTGATTTTCCTATTTGGCGGTTGCCCGACAATAAGTGACGACGACGAAGACTGAGGAGGAGGAGCGCAGCGGAGGGCAAACCCCCGTTCTGTATCACGGGGGTAAATTCCCCCGTAACTTAAGGCCTTGCACTGACCTAGACTACCTGCAATCGTAGCGCGCCAGTGTTTGAGCGTTAGCGAGTTATAACCCGCATTCTCTCCATAACTTTGTATAAACCTTCTTACTTCCGGCTAGGGAAAAAGTCACCCTACGTTTTCCATTAAAGAAGCTCACCTCGACTGATTTACCACTTACAATTTGCTGAAATAGTTCTTTTGGCGGGTTCCTTGAATAATACATGTCGTCATATTCTTTAGAACCTCCTTTGATCGAGATACTATTTCCTCCATCTACTTTTAACTGTATGTTTGAAACTCCATGCCAAGAGTAAAAGCTAGGATGTTTCAACCCTATCATGGAGAAAGCTTTCTTATCTGTTCCAATGCCACAACCTATGTGAAATTGTGCTCTGTCACTTATCGTATATTCAGTTTTGAAATATGACCCACTTGCTGAACTCTGACCTGATGTGCCACTAAATCCTGCATAGCAAGGCGTAGATAAACTCACCGCTAGTAATAGTATTTTTTTCATTTATAAGCCCTTGACGCTTGTTATATGAAATTTATTGCCTTTTAAGTCCGGCTATACATCTAGCATATTTAACGAGTCTTGTAAGCGTTTCTGTGTCACTAGGTGATTGAATTTCAAGTAAAGCTATTCCAGTTAGGATCTCTTGAGGTGTAACTAGTTGTCCTGTGGGTAGTTCAAGCGTGTCTTTATGCATTTTGAAATTTTCCCAAGCTTCTGAGGTGGCTAGTTCCCTCCCCTTGGTCATTCTCATCAGTCGTTTGCATTCAGGTGGTATGGGCTTTCCTGAATCCCATAATTTGACCACCCTCACACTTTTAAAACATAGTTTTGCTGCTTCTTCTACGCTTAAACCACACTCAAATTCACGAAAAACGTAATTCTTGCTCATTTTTCGAAAGTTCGTCATATATACCCTGATAATCAAAAGGGTGTATATGTAATTGATATGAAACATTATTCAACATAACGTCGCATAATACGCACTTAAGGCGTTGTATTTGATGGTCTAAAGCGCCTTATAAATATGGTAACTAAGAAGCATAAAAAGTCATAAAAAAACAATGCACCTAAGACTCCAATGAAACCGTAGATTACAAAAGCTTCTGCAATAAAATCAATGTGTTCGGCAGTCAAAATTACACTTTCCATATAGAAATCCTTTTAAAATAATTTGAAAACATAAACGTCATCGTACTCACTTAAAAGTTGCAGCGCTGCAACTGAGTCTGTGCAAACTGACGCGCGGAATTGACATCGTACTTCATCATGGCGAGGATTCTTTCCGCTTGTCTGCTCATTTTTCCTCTACATGCAAGCATATAGCAGAAAAAATCGAGCTCAGAGTCGGGGCTCTTTATATAACGAAATGTATAAGTAGTTATTGGTAATAGTTGATTTGGCACCTCCCCGCGGGACGCGGGTCCCCTCCCAACAACTATTACCAATTGATCATCCAAGGCTTGGGACAACATCAGATTCATTAGAACTAGAGCGCTCACCCTGACAATATATCAACTTGCTATAGTCACCATATGTAAGACGAACCATACAGCCGCCATAAACAGAAACATCATAGCCCGCTAAATAAAAATCCGAGAGGTTTAGACTAATAATATAACCTCCTCTCTCTGCATGCAAATAAACATCAGGTTGTAAATTCCAACGAACTTGAGAATCATAATAACTTGAGTCTGAATAACCCGTGATATAAAGTTCAAAATTTGAAAAAGGAATATCTCGATACTTGTATGGCTTTGTTAATTCTGGTTTTTTTGACAGAACTGGAGGTGTTGATGATGAGGGTTGAGAAGAAACTATAGGTGTAGACGCTGAAGATTCATCAGAACCGAAAAGAAGATATATCAGCGCAAAAAATGATAAAGAAAACATACAAATAGTCATCTTAGCCATACCACTTTGATACCATTTCTTGATATCTTTAACTGCCGCTTCTTCTACAGGTGCGTTCGACTGCGTATGAGACTTGTAGAGAGCAAAATACTGTGACTCATATTTTCTAGTTTCAGTACTGATTAAACCTGTTGTTCTCGGCTCTCCATAGTAACTCGTTTTACGACTGTAGCTTGAATCAGAATGAGCACGAACCTTGCGCACCTCAAAACAAATTTCGATGTCTTCTCTTAAAAGCTTATTTAGCTTCCTATCGCTTTGTGTGAGTAAAAGAAAATCAAAACCCCAATGACCGTGGCCTGAGAAAAAATTTAGTTGCTTTTGAGTAAGATCTTGAGGAATGACACTTTTACCTGCGGTATGAGTTGGAAAATGGAAATGACATTCATCTATGACAAAAAGAGGACCATAGTCCTTGCCGTTATCATCTTTCCAAGTTTCGTACTTAATATAATCCTCTGGGTCAGATAGGTAAGGTAAACCTCGCTCGTTACTATATGGTTTTTTGAAATCAAAAGGATACACATCTATAAGCTCTCTTACTTGAGAACCAAAGATTTTAACAAACTCATCAATATTCAATGGGATATTAGTAACAACTTTGCGTCCTTCTTGAATAGCAGGAAGGATATGATACCTCACAGCCTCATAGCTTTTACCGGAACGTGGTTTACCTTTCAAAAGTGTAATGGCCATAATTATCCCCTACCAAAACCAACAAAAGGAATAGCTTGCATAACAAAACGAATGAGAAGTGAAGTAATAACCATAGATAGAGCTTGATTAAAGCCAACATAAGCTAAAAAATCCCTATAATCTTGTGGTATATAATCGATATAAGGGACGATAGAAATGAAGTTAAGTGATGAACCTGCTGCATTTAATGCGTTAACTCCTAGGCTCATAACACTATCAAACGCAAGACAACCTAAATCACAAAGCATATCGTAAGCGCTAAGAAATATTGATGCTACTAAGCTTAAAAAACTATTCCATATATCAACAATGAAATTTAACATACGTTCACCCTATTATTAGCTTTCTACAATAAATTGCGGCACCAAGCATCATTGCAGACCTTAAAAAGGTCCAAATATGATCTGGTAAGTCAAGATTAATACAATCCACCTCATAATATTCTGTTGGTTCCAAACATATCTCAAAGTGTGGCTTCCGAGCAGAGCCCCTAATACTAAAACCTGAAATCCATTGGTATAGTTCCCCTTTCTTTAACGCTTCTAAGTTTTTATTAAAAACACCAGTAATACCATCTTTATAGCGTCGTTCCCAAAAGCTGTCAGCACCATCAAGAAACACATTCGTTTCAGGAACTTTCGTTTGGGTAAAGTTTTCATTTAAAACGTTATGTATCGATTCAAGAGACTGATTGGTGGTGTCAATCCGGCTTTCAATTCCACCTAAATTGGAAACCTCAACAACACCAGTTATAGCTGTTGGGCTAGTATCCGTTCCTGTGCCTGGATTTGGCTCTGGGGTCGAAGATTCGCCAGTGTTTAAGTCAATTACCTTTGAGTCTCCAGCAGCAATGGAATTAGCAAGGTGATACGCAATATCCCAACTAGCAGGAGGAACATAATAATCAGCATTAGGATTAGATTGTTGAGCTACTCCCCTATTTATCCAGTCGGCATACGTCCATAGCTCATCACCTTGTGATGGTAAAGGCGAGCCATTTGGAAGCTTGGGAGGCGTTAAGGGATTGATTTCAGGAGTAAGCTCTGGGTAAATAGTCGTTCCGCTATCGGGCGAAAATAATTTTAATTTTTCAGCGTTAGATAAGGTTTCAACGTATGAAAAAAATTCAGAATCGATCTCTTGTTCAGTCGCGGGGCGAGATGGTAGAGAAGGTTTGAAATCCGGCTGACATGTAGAAACCATGCCCTTAGCATACTGGCAACTAACCCTAGTAGCTGTATCTCCTGAGCCAGCCCAATTATTACCATTAGACAGCTTGTAGTTAACTGTCATAAAACCTTCCCGAGAAGGGTCAGGCTTATACGGAACTATCTCTATATCAACAATATAATCTAGCCCTGATACAACAGACCAAGCAGCTTCACTAATCGTTGCCCCACTTTTGTTTCGTATATTCCATACGATACCTTCTTCTGGAGGTACATCACCTTCCGGTAGAGCTTCAGGCTTGGATAAGACGCCGTCAACGAGCATAAATCCTGCCGCAGACAACAAAGATACAATTACAGCGTACTTACCACCGCTAGTTTTTAAAAAATTCTTATACTTAGCTTTGGAAATCGTGCCTTTGCTTTTGTAGAAAGGATCGTTAGATGCGAACCCCCTAGCAATTACATCTACCACAATATCGGAAGCGACCGCTCTAACCACTGGATTGCTGGCAAGCGTAACTACTGCTGCAACAGGGTTGGACCAAGCATATTGAACAGGAGAGAAAGAAACAAGAAACGCAAGAATATAAACTAGAAAACTTTTCATACATCACCAGTAAAAAAGGGGCAATTAACTGCCCCTTAGCCCTAGAACCATTGCAAATCCACACAAGCCGCCCAAGAAAAGCATCATACTGTACATAAGCAACGTTGAATGAAGTACATACATGATTAAGCCCCGTTGATGGCTCTTTTACCAATTTTCCAAGTTTTGAAAGATCCGGATACGGCATAAGAAATAGGAGCAACAACAACTAGTGCAGCAAGGAGCTTGCCGACCGAAATATGCTGAGTCACCATTGCAGCAAAATCTATTGAATCAGAAGAACCTTCTGTTGCCATTGCAGAACCAGAAGCTAATACTAGAAGCCCTGCTACCACTAATTTTTTAAAACGAATATTATTCATATAAACCTCTCAGATAGTATCAATTGCCCTTTTTACTACATTTACCGCCCAAGCAGCTTTATATGAAAATAAAACTAGAGAGAACGAAAAAGTAAAAAGAACGGACATGTCACCAAAATCAATATAAGCATGACTTTGGTTGTACTCTTCAATAGATAAAGCAACTAATGAAGCGCATTGGGGAACAGCGTTATTAGAAACATATAAGAAACCCTGTTCATTTATTTCTAAGCATTGAGCCATGATTGAAATTTTCAGACATTTTTTATAGGCTTAAATCCCGAAACCAAATTCATCCTTGGGTTTTCAGGGTTGGGAGTAAATATAAGTTCAATCATCTCTCCTACTTTTAAATTTTCAAAACTAGACAATGCAGCTTTAGATAAGCCAATTTCTTTCACTTGAACACCGTGACCATAAAATGTCATGTTCGGTTGATTAACTGGTTCAACCGGGTCTCCATAGGCAAGGTTACAAATATCGTATTGTGTTCCTTGAGGGTTTTTCTTAAACGATGTTCCAAATCGATGTGTTGCACTAATAAAAATGACTTGCATTATCTGTATCCTTCATCTGTAAAATTTATGCTTGTTCCCCCTGACGTTCTCTTGAGTGAAGAGTGGACAAAAGGAATAACGTTATCCGTATCGTGATGTGCCGGAATACTTGGGATGTCTAAACCAACAACTTTGGGTAGTGACTCAAGATGTGCTTCTCTATACCAATCAGGAACTTGCAAAGACTGAACCTCAACAACTTCTTGACGGCGAATTTGAATGGGTAAGCGAGTAACGTCAAAATCGACGGCAATATCAATACCAATTTGAAGTAATCGAGAACGATGAACGTAGTATTGGGTATTACGTTTAAGTTTCTGGCCATGAAGCCACTGTAGATAAACGCTCTGAGTTGCATTAGCAGATTGACGAGATTTACAAACGCCCTCGCCTATAAGCTGGTCTGCTACTGTGTCATACTCAGTGTGTGTGACTTCCAGTCGTTTCATTGCCTTCTCCAAATCTTGCAAATATGGTTCGAAATCTTTCTCTGTGACCAGTCCATAAAAACAAAGGTTTTTTCGGCGTAAAAATGGGCGCTTAAAGCTGTGCTCTTCACGTATCACACCATTGGATTTGCAGTAATCAATTAACTGGTCGTAATAATCTAAATCTTCTTGGTTTATGCAGTTTGATGTTCGAGAGCTGCGGTGTTTTTCTAAATCAAATGCTTTGATATAGATCTTGTCATAGCGGTAGGTTGATCCTTTATTCCAATCGACAGTCTGTTGATTAGGGTAAAGGTAACCAACCTTAGAACGTCCGATTGTTTGTCCTGAAATAGCTCGTAAATAAGCAATTTCATTGCCTTCACCAACAGAAAGATTTCTTGTGAAATCAATATGTTTTATGAAAGCCCCATCCGACTCTAATAACGCCTTTTTTGACTCATCAGTTTGTCTAAAGTAAACACGTGTAGACTTGGTGAAAGGTGGCAATCCACACTGCTTTAATATTCGGTTGTAGACTGCAACGCACTCATCAATGGTTTTAAAACCAAAGAGATTATCCATTCTCATCCATCGTGATGGGTTTCCTTCCACGCTGACTTTATAACCATCGCAACGGACAGTAATTAAGCTACTAAAGCTGCCTTCTAAGCGGAAAGGTGTTGGAGATGGTTGAGTTGATTCACCCGTAGAGGCATCGACACGCCAATATAGCTCTTTGCCAACAACAGGAAGCCCACCTTCTGGATGGACTTGGTGCATGTTTAGCTTGTCGATAAACCACTCAATGAGTGAACTTTGCATTGCTACCCCAAAACCCTGTCAAGACAACTATTCTTAATGTTGTACAATAAGATAACTTAATGCCGAAAGAGAGTAAAGAAAAGTATGGGTTATAATGAAGAAAACTTAACAAGCAGAGTTCTAGAGATGTTTCAAGATGAAATAAAACGTTGGCGTATCAAAAGAAACTTTACCATTGAGCAAATGGCTGAAAGCATGGGAGTCTCAACAGTAACGTATTCCAAATGGGAGAATGGGAAGACATCGCCTAAAGCAGAACAGATCCCAAAACTAGCAGATAAGCTGGGCACATCTATCAGTGCACTGTTTGGCAAGGAAGTAGCAGCTAGAGATGCAAACATACAGGTCTATTTAAAACTTGCTAACCAACTTACGGATGAAGACAAAAAGACGCTCGAAAGCGTGATCGCGGCATTACTGCACAAGAGTAATGCCGAAAGGACTCAGGATATGGAACTAGAACTATTCAACAAAAGATTGAGAGAAGCTGAGGAAAAAAGGAAAGAGTAAATTCCGGAAGTCCGGAGTTAGTTTGGGTGTAACAGAACACCCAAACTGAAAACAGGCACGTCAGATTAATCTAGGCAATAGAAAGGATACAAAATGAAAAAATTGGCTTTGCTAATCATGGTGATATGGAGCTCATCAACAGTGGCTGAAACCGTCTATTACGGAACAATAAATGGTGCGGTAAGAGATTATTACCCTAACATCCATGTGACCAACGTAGTGCTTTACAACAATACTGCAACATCTGGAGTCAAAGGAGATCTCATTGACCGTTCTAAGCGAAATGAAAAAATTTTAATCGATCAATTCATAAAAGAAGGACGGACTTTGTGCAAGAACGATAAAGGATACTTCATAGATAATCTAGAACTGAAGCATACCCCATTTGGTGACTTGAATAATATATTCACAGAAATGTCAGCAAATGTAGTATGCGTAGGAAAAGGTAAATAATTCAGATAATTGAGTGCGATATTATGGGAATTATGTGTACGGGCTTCACTGGCAAAGCGATTCTCTCTCCTAGCATGTACGACGCAAGCGCCGACATTGAGCAAGTCTCTCGCCCACCCTTTGCAATCGTTCAGGCCAAAGGCAAACCCTCAACATAATTCCATATACATAATACGCACTTAAGGCGTTGTATTTGATGGTCTAAAGCGCCTTATAAATATGGTAACTAAGAAGCATAAAAAGTCATAAAAAAACAATGCACCTAAGACTCCAATGAAACCGTAGATTACAAAAGCTTCTGCAATAAAATCAATGTGTTCGGCAGTCAAAATTACACTTTCCATATAGAAATCCTTTTAAAATAATTTGAAAACATAAACGTCATCGTACTCACTTAAAAGTTGCAGCGCTGCAACTGAGTCTGTGCAAACTGACGCGCGGAATTGACATCGTACTTCATCATGGCGAGGATTCTTTCCGCTTGTCTGCTCATTTTTCCTCTACATGCAAGCATATAGCAGAAAAAATCGAGCTCAGAGTCGGGGCTCTTTATATAACGAAATGTATAAGTAGTTATTGGTAATAGTTGATTTGGCACCTCCCCGCGGGACGCGGGTCCCCTCCCAACAACTATTACCAATTGATCATCCAAGGCTTGGGACAACATCAGATTCATTAGAACTAGAGCGCTCACCCTGACAATATATCAACTTGCTATAGTCACCATATGTAAGACGAACCATACAGCCGCCATAAACAGAAACATCATAGCCCGCTAAATAAAAATCCGAGAGGTTTAGACTAATAGTATAACCGCCTTTCTCTGCCTCAAAATAAACATCATGTTGTAAATGCCAGCGACCTTGAGAATCATAATAACTTGAGTCTGAATAACCCGTGATATAAAGGTCAAAATTTGAAAAAGGAATATCTCGATACTTATATGGCTTTGTTAATTCTGGTTTTTTTGACAGAACTGGAGGTGTTGATGATGAGGGTTGAGAAGAAACTATAGGTGTAGACGCTGAAGATTCATCAGAACCGAAAAGAAGATATATCAGCGCAAAAAATGATAAAGAAAACATACAAATAGTCATCTTAGCCATACCACTTTGATACCATTTCTTGATATCTTTAACTGCCGCTTCTTCTACAGGTGCGTTCGACTGCGTATGAGACTTGTAGAGAGCAAAATACTGTGACTCATATTTTCTAGTTTCAGTACTGATTAAACCTGTTGTTCTCGGCTCTCCATAGTAACTCGTTTTACGACTGTAGCTTGAATCAGAATGAGCACGAACCTTGCGCACCTCAAAACAAATTTCGATGTCTTCTCTTAAAAGCTTATTTAGCTTCCTATCGCTTTGTGTGAGTAAAAGAAAATCAAAACCCCAATGACCGTGGCCTGAGAAAAAATTTAGTTGCTTTTGAGTAAGATCTTGAGGAATGACACTTTTACCTGCGGTATGAGTTGGAAAATGGAAATGACATTCATCTATGACAAAAAGAGGACCATAGTCCTTGCCGTTATCATCTTTCCAAGTTTCGTACTTAATATAATCCTCTGGGTCAGATAGGTAAGGTAAACCTCGCTCGTTACTATATGGTTTTTTGAAATCAAAAGGATACACATCTATAAGCTCTCTTACTTGAGAACCAAAGATTTTAACAAACTCATCAATATTCAATGGGATATTAGTAACAACTTTGCGTCCTTCTTGAATAGCAGGAAGGATATGATACCTCACAGCCTCATAGCTTTTACCGGAACGTGGTTTACCTTTCAAAAGTGTAATGGCCATAATTATCCCCTACCAAAACCAACAAAAGGAATAGCTTGCATAACAAAACGAATGAGAAGTGAAGTAATAACCATAGATAGAGCTTGATTAAAGCCAACATAAGCTAAAAAATCCCTATAATCTTGTGGTATATAATCGATATAAGGGACGATAGAAATGAAGTTAAGTGATGAACCTGCTGCATTTAATGCGTTAACTCCTAGGCTCATAACACTATCAAACGCAAGACAACCTAAATCACAAAGCATATCGTAAGCGCTAAGAAATATTGATGCTACTAAGCTTAAAAAACTATTCCATATATCAACAATGAAATTTAACATACGTTCACCCTATTATTAGCTTTCTACAATAAATTGCGGCACCAAGCATCATTGCAGACCTTAAAAAGGTCCAAATATGATCTGGTAAGTCAAGATTAATACAATCCACCTCATAATATTCTGTTGGTTCCAAACATATCTCAAAGTGTGGCTTCCGAGCAGAGCCCCTAATACTAAAACCTGAAATCCATTGGTATAGTTCCCCTTTCTTTAACGCTTCTAAGTTTTTATTAAAAACACCAGTAATACCATCTTTATAGCGTCGTTCCCAAAAGCTGTCAGCACCATCAAGAAACACATTCGTTTCAGGAACTTTCGTTTGGGTAAAGTTTTCATTTAAAACGTTATGTATCGATTCAAGAGACTGATTGGTGGTGTCAATCCGGCTTTCAATTCCACCTAAATTGGAAACCTCAACAACACCAGTTATAGCTGTTGGGCTAGTATCCGTTCCTGTGCCTGGATTTGGCTCTGGGGTCGAAGATTCGCCAGTGTTTAAGTCAATTACCTTTGAGTCTCCAGCAGCAATGGAATTAGCAAGGTGATACGCAATATCCCAACTAGCAGGAGGAACATAATAATCAGCATTAGGATTAGATTGTTGAGCTACTCCCCTATTTATCCAGTCGGCATACGTCCATAGCTCATCACCTTGTGATGGTAAAGGCGAGCCATTTGGAAGCTTGGGAGGCGTTAAGGGATTGATTTCAGGAGTAAGCTCTGGGTAAATAGTCGTTCCGCTATCGGGCGAAAATAATTTTAATTTTTCAGCGTTAGATAAGGTTTCAACGTATGAAAAAAATTCAGAATCGATCTCTTGTTCAGTCGCGGGGCGAGATGGTAGAGAAGGTTTGAAATCCGGCTGACATGTAGAAACCATGCCCTTAGCATACTGGCAACTAACCCTAGTAGCTGTATCTCCTGAGCCAGCCCAATTATTACCATTAGACAGCTTGTAGTTAACTGTCATAAAACCTTCCCGAGAAGGGTCAGGCTTATACGGAACTATCTCTATATCAACAATATAATCTAGCCCTGATACAACAGACCAAGCAGCTTCACTAATCGTTGCCCCACTTTTGTTTCGTATATTCCATACGATACCTTCTTCTGGAGGTACATCACCTTCCGGTAGAGCTTCAGGCTTGGATAAGACGCCGTCAACGAGCATAAATCCTGCCGCAGACAACAAAGATACAATTACAGCGTACTTACCACCGCTAGTTTTTAAAAAATTCTTATACTTAGCTTTGGAAATCGTGCCTTTGCTTTTGTAGAAAGGATCGTTAGATGCGAACCCCCTAGCAATTACATCTACCACAATATCGGAAGCGACCGCTCTAACCACTGGATTGCTGGCAAGCGTAACTACTGCTGCAACAGGGTTGGACCAAGCATATTGAACAGGAGAGAAAGAAACAAGAAACGCAAGAATATAAACTAGAAAACTTTTCATACATCACCAGTAAAAAAGGGGCAATTAACTGCCCCTTAGCCCTAGAACCATTGCAAATCCACACAAGCCGCCCAAGAAAAGCATCATACTGTACATAAGCAACGTTGAATGAAGTACATACATGATTAAGCCCCGTTGATGGCTCTTTTACCAATTTTCCAAGTTTTGAAAGATCCGGATACGGCATAAGAAATAGGAGCAACAACAACTAGTGCAGCAAGGAGCTTGCCGACCGAAATATGCTGAGTCACCATTGCAGCAAAATCTATTGAATCAGAAGAACCTTCTGTTGCCATTGCAGAACCAGAAGCTAATACTAGAAGCCCTGCTACCACTAATTTTTTAAAACGAATATTATTCATATAAACCTCTCAGATAGTATCAATTGCCCTTTTTACTACATTTACCGCCCAAGCAGCTTTATATGAAAATAAAACTAGAGAGAACGAAAAAGTAAAAAGAACGGACATGTCACCAAAATCAATATAAGCATGACTTTGGTTGTACTCTTCAATAGATAAAGCAACTAATGAAGCGCATTGGGGAACAGCGTTATTAGAAACATATAAGAAACCCTGTTCATTTATTTCTAAGCATTGAGCCATGATTGAAATTTTCAGACATTTTTTATAGGCTTAAATCCCGAAACCAAATTCATCCTTGGGTTTTCAGGGTTGGGAGTAAATATAAGTTCAATCATCTCTCCTACTTTTAAATTTTCAAAACTAGACAATGCAGCTTTAGATAAGCCAATTTCTTTCACTTGAACACCGTGACCATAAAATGTCATGTTCGGTTGATTAACTGGTTCAACCGGGTCTCCATAGGCAAGGTTACAAATATCGTATTGTGTTCCTTGAGGGTTTTTCTTAAACGATGTTCCAAATCGATGTGTTGCACTAATAAAAATGACTTGCATTATCTGTATCCTTCATCTGTAAAATTTATGCTTGTTCCCCCTGACGTTCTCTTGAGTGAAGAGTGGACAAAAGGAATAACGTTATCCGTATCGTGATGTGCCGGAATACTTGGGATGTCTAAACCAACAACTTTGGGTAGTGACTCAAGATGTGCTTCTCTATACCAATCAGGAACTTGCAAAGACTGAACCTCAACAACTTCTTGACGGCGAATTTGAATGGGTAAGCGAGTAACGTCAAAATCGACGGCAATATCAATACCAATTTGAAGTAATCGAGAACGATGAACGTAGTATTGGGTATTACGTTTAAGTTTCTGGCCATGAAGCCACTGTAGATAAACGCTCTGAGTTGCATTAGCAGATTGACGAGATTTACAAACGCCCTCGCCTATAAGCTGGTCTGCTACTGTGTCATACTCAGTGTGTGTGACTTCCAGTCGTTTCATTGCCTTCTCCAAATCTTGCAAATATGGTTCGAAATCTTTCTCTGTGACCAGTCCATAAAAACAAAGGTTTTTTCGGCGTAAAAATGGGCGCTTAAAGCTGTGCTCTTCACGTATCACACCATTGGATTTGCAGTAATCAATTAACTGGTCGTAATAATCTAAATCTTCTTGGTTTATGCAGTTTGATGTTCGAGAGCTGCGGTGTTTTTCTAAATCAAATGCTTTGATATAGATCTTGTCATAGCGGTAGGTTGATCCTTTATTCCAATCGACAGTCTGTTGATTAGGGTAAAGGTAACCAACCTTAGAACGTCCGATTGTTTGTCCTGAAATAGCTCGTAAATAAGCAATTTCATTGCCTTCACCAACAGAAAGATTTCTTGTGAAATCAATATGTTTTATGAAAGCCCCATCCGACTCTAATAACGCCTTTTTTGACTCATCAGTTTGTCTAAAGTAAACACGTGTAGACTTGGTGAAAGGTGGCAATCCACACTGCTTTAATATTCGGTTGTAGACTGCAACGCACTCATCAATGGTTTTAAAACCAAAGAGATTATCCATTCTCATCCATCGTGATGGGTTTCCTTCCACGCTGACTTTATAACCATCGCAACGGACAGTAATTAAGCTACTAAAGCTGCCTTCTAAGCGGAAAGGTGTTGGAGATGGTTGAGTTGATTCACCCGTAGAGGCATCGACACGCCAATATAGCTCTTTGCCAACAACAGGAAGCCCACCTTCTGGATGGACTTGGTGCATGTTTAGCTTGTCGATAAACCACTCAATGAGTGAACTTTGCATTGCTACCCCAAAACCCTGTCAAGACAACTATTCTTAATGTTGTACAATAAGATAACTTAATGCCGAAAGAGAGTAAAGAAAAGTATGGGTTATAATGAAGAAAACTTAACAAGCAGAGTTCTAGAGATGTTTCAAGATGAAATAAAACGTTGGCGTATCAAAAGAAACTTTACCATTGAGCAAATGGCTGAAAGCATGGGAGTCTCAACAGTAACGTATTCCAAATGGGAGAATGGGAAGACATCGCCTAAAGCAGAACAGATCCCAAAACTAGCAGATAAGCTGGGCACATCTATCAGTGCACTGTTTGGCAAGGAAGTAGCAGCTAGAGATGCAAACATACAGGTCTATTTAAAACTTGCTAACCAACTTACGGATGAAGACAAAAAGACGCTCGAAAGCGTGATCGCGGCATTACTGCACAAGAGTAATGCCGAAAGGACTCAGGATATGGAACTAGAACTATTCAACAAAAGATTGAGAGAAGCTGAGGAAAAAAGGAAAGAGTAAATTCCGGAAGTCCGGAGTTAGTTTGGGTGTAACAGAACACCCAAACTGAAAACAGGCACGTCAGATTAATCTAGGCAATAGAAAGGATACAAAATGAAAAAATTGGCTTTGCTAATCATGGTGATATGGAGCTCATCAACAGTGGCTGAAACCGTCTATTACGGAACAATAAATGGTGCGGTAAGAGATTATTACCCTAACATCCATGTGACCAACGTAGTGCTTTACAACAATACTGCAACATCTGGAGTCAAAGGAGATCTCATTGACCGTTCTAAGCGAAATGAAAAAATTTTAATCGATCAATTCATAAAAGAAGGACGGACTTTGTGCAAGAACGATAAAGGATACTTCATAGATAATCTAGAACTGAAGCATACCCCATTTGGTGACTTGAATAATATATTCACAGAAATGTCAGCAAATGTAGTATGCGTAGGAAAAGGTAAATAATTCAGATAATTGAGTGCGATATTATGGGAATTATGTGTACGGGCTTCACTGGCAAAGCGATTCTCTCTCCTAGCATGTACGACGCAAGCGCCGACATTGAGCAAGTCTCTCGCCCACCCTTTGCAATCGTTCAGGCCAAAGGCAAACCCTCAACATAATTCCATATACATAATGCGCACTGATATAGGGATTCCTGTGGACTTGCAATCACTAAGGCTAATCCAGCACAAGCCATTGAAATGCTTGATAATCCAAGTCCGTTAAACTTTTTTCCTATGTTCTGCCATAGTGTCTGCGCTTCGTGCGTTTTTGCTTTATCCATCGCTAAGCCAATCAGAGCCTTTTCTTTGTCTTCACCAATAGTTTCAGCAAGCATAAGTATCTGATTTTCATTGAGATAACTTCGACCTTTTCTTACTTCTGTGAGCATTTGAGGGCTTACACCTAGGTCATGAGCAATCTGCTTGTATTGAATGTAGTTCATTTGCTCTTTATAAGCATCAATGAGCTTGTTTGTGTACATTTCTGCTTTTCCTCTAATCACGCTATTGGACTGATTTTAGTCTTTTAGTACAGATTTTGCTGTGTTGACGGTACAGAAATATCTGTATTTAATCACTACAGAATTTACTGTATCAGACCGCCTTAGCTTTGGGCGTTTGCCCTTGACGCTTACGTCTTGGCTTTGGCGGTCGCTCTCTCACTAGTCAAGGTTGTTGTAATGGTCGTATTAGAAACTGAAGTTAAAAACGTCAATGTTAAAACGTTAACGCTCCGTCACTTCGCAGTGTCTCACGTTCCAGCTTTCAAGCTCTGTTACATCACTACAACTGACATCTTTGAAGAAGTCGTTGTTCCTTTCAATCACTTTGGCTACTGCATTAGCACATTCGAAAACAACCAAGAGTCCTTTGGTTATCTCTCGGTTGGCGATTACGAGTTTCGTTTTGAATCTGACGAACATGAAGTTCTATGTCGTTTCTTAGGCATGACACCTTCAAAAGCGACGGCTTTAGAGGCTCAGTAATCATGAACGAAGCTCAAATCATCTATTACGACTTGCTGCCTGACTACACGGTGTCTGTGTTGGTCAAAGGTTGCGACGAATGGGATTTGCTTAAATCCATGTCTCATCTTGAGTCTTGGGCTTCGTCTCAGTTCGCTTCTTATGAGTTGGTGTCCATCACCAACACGACCGTTGAACAACGTATCAATATGGGGGTGTTCGATGACTACTGCAACTAACATCCTTAAAAGTTTCGATGAGCAAAGCGTTCATATTGATTACCTGTGTTTTACGTTTGCCGTGAAAGACTTACGTCATTGTCACGATGCGGTTCGTCGATTGCACAAGCATGAGGAATACAAAGGCTTTGCCAAATCTGGACTGTTACAGCGTCACTGTCGTGCACCTAAGTTCCCTGCTCCACCTGTGTTTAATCCGACGGTCGCTCAG